ACTAGGTATGGGGGGTAGTGTCAGGCCAGAAGGTGGCGTGGTGGGCGAATTAGAGGCCGCAGGGCTTAACTAATGTATGAACGATGCGGAATGTGCGGTAAGGAGTCCCTTTTTGGGGCTGTTTGTGATGATTGTTGTGAGGGGATGGCGTGGGATATGGGACTCTCAGATACAGTTTCCGAAGCGTATCTTGAGAGGCAAGACGAACTGGATTATATAAATCCAAAAAAAAAAAATGAAACCTCAGTCTGCAAAGAATAAAGGGCGAAGGCTCCAACAGTGGGTAAGACAGGCTTTGATTAGCCGCATGGGTCTTGATCCTGCTGACATAGAGTCCCGCTCAATGGGTGCTGGTGGTGAGGATATTATGCTATCTGCCAGTGCCAGAAAGAGCTTCCCGTATTCTGTCGAGTGTAAGAATGCGGAAAGTCTAAACGTCTGGAAGGCGTACCAACAGGCCAAAGCCAACTGCGGCGAGTACATCCCGATGCTGATTATCAAAAAGAATCGGGAGGTTCCGTTAGTGGTGGTTGAAGCCGAACACTTTTTTAACAAACTTGTTGACAAACAATAGGAGATACTTTATAATGCGAGGCATGATAATTAGAAACACCCCACTCTCTGTATTCCGTGAATTGGAAGAGGCTATTTTCTCACCCAATAAATACGGACGGGCATTCGATGCAGGGTCTAAGGATGACCCTACAATAATTGAACGCCATGAACTAATCACGCGCAAGTATCGTGCGTGGGTAGAGGAGGATGGGTCTTATCACGAAGAGGTAATCACAGATGAAGATGAATTAATTATTAACCCAGGAGGTACAGATTAGTGAATAAAATTGAACACGACCTAAAGCGACCATTCCCTGTTGACAGGCTGAGATGGCGTCGAGGTCAAGGTGGTAGTGGTGAACTGGTGTACATCACCGCGCGAGATGTAATGGATAGGCTGGATCAAGCAGTAGGAGTAGATGGTTGGGAAGAGCGGTATGATTTTATTGGTGGTCGCATGATGTGCTACCTTACGATAAACATTGGCGGGAAGTATGTAACCAAAGCTGATGGAGCTGATGATAGCAACATCGAGGCGGCGAAGGGCGGCATCTCTGATGCGTTGAAGCGTGCGGCAGTTAAGTTTGGTATTGGGAGATACCTGTACCACCCTGCGGCGTTTAACAAGCAGAAGCAACCCGCTTCATGGGCTACGCCAGAGGGCTATGACGCTCTCATGGCGAAGCGAGAGAAGAAATCTATTGAGGAATGGAGGAAAGAGTATGGTGACAGCGTTTAGAACTGAATTAGGAGAAACTGTTTTTCGTCACAAGTACGCCAGCAATGCGTATGAATCTTGGGAAGATCGAGCGCACACAGTAGTTAATTATGTGTGCGGAGACATGGATGGTCAGAAGAATAACCTCATGTCTAAGTCTGACAGGGATCAGTTGGCGAATTACATCTCCGATTTCAAGTTCATGCCTGGAGGTAGATACCTCTGGTACGCTGGACGTGATGCGCGATTCTTTAATAATTGTTATCTACTGAGGCTTGAGGAAGACTCACGCGAAGCGTGGGCTGGACTTACGGAGAGGGCCATGTCATGCCTTATGACGGGTGGTGGTATAGGAGCGGATGTATCCCTGTGCCGTCCATCTGGTCGCCAGTTGCGACGAACTGGTGGAGTGGCAAGTGGGCCTATCCCTTTGCTACACACTCTGAACGAAGTGGGTAGGAACGTCATGCAGGGTGGCAGTCGCAGATCAGCTCTGTATGGCAGCCTCAACTGGCAGCATGAGGATGCGTGGGATTTCCTACACATCAAGAACTGGCATGATATGACAGTTCCAGGCACCAACATGTCTGTAGCTGACGTAAAGAAAGCTGACTTTAACTATCATGCCCCGCTGGACATGATGAACATAAGCCTTAATTATGATGACGCATGGCTGAACGGTAATAGGTCGGAGGTGTTTACTGAGAATTGTAAACAGGCGCTAATGACGGGAGAGCCTGGATTCTCCTTTAACTTTGGAGTAAAGGAAAATGAAACACTTAGAAACGCCTGTACAGAAATCACTTCTGAAGATGACAGTGATGTATGTAATCTTGGTAGCGTCAACTTGGCTGCCATTGATTCCATTGACGAGTTTAAGGATGTAGTAAACCTAGCCTCTAAGTTTTTAGTTTGCGGATTGATACGCGCTCACCTTCCCTACAATAAAGTAGAGAAAGTAAGGCAACAGAACTCCCGCATTGGATTGGGTTTGATGGGCGTACATGAGTGGCTGCTACAACGCGGACACAAGTACGGGATGTGCGACGAATTTAAATCATGGTTAAAGGTATACAGAGATGAATCAGAAAGAAGTGCTAATGAACACTGTGACAGACTGTTTCTCAACCGCCCTAAAGGATATCGAGCGATTGCCCCAACAGGAACTATATCGATCCTTGCGGGAACAACCTCTGGAGTTGAGCCTATCTACGCAGTCGCTTACAAGCGACGTTATCTTGCGGATGGAACCAAATGGAAGCATCAGTTTATGGTTGACGGCACAGCCGAAGCCTTAATCAGTAGAGGCATCAAGCCAGAAGATATTGAATCTGCGGTTGATCTTGCGGCTGATCCAGAGCGGAGGATTAAGTTTCAGTTTGAGTTGCAGAAGTATGTAGATCACGCTATAAGTTCTACACTTAATCTGCCAGCGTGGGGTACGGACTTGAACAACGAGAGCGGAGTAAATGAGTTTGAGAGGTTAGTGCGTAAGTACGCTCATGGTTTGCGCGGACTTACCGTGTACCCTGATGGCTCTCGCGGTGGCCAACCCATAACGTCAGTAGCTTATGAGGAGGCTAACAGTAAACGTGGGGTTATATTTGAGGATAACTCAGACGAGCAATGCTTGTCGGGGGTTTGTTCAATATGAAAGCTCCAGATAAACTGAAGGGACACTACGAAGCAATGGTTATACAGCCGATAGAGTACATACAGATGAATGACCTTGACTTCTGTAGTGGGAACATTGTTAAGTACGCCTCGCGGTGGAACAGAAAGGGCGACCCCATAGGGGACTTGACAAAGATAATTGATTATGCAAGAATACTGATAATGCAACAGGAAAAAGAATTAGCGATAACACCCACCCCGCTTGACCCCTCTGATCCAGCAGTTTGGACTAGGTTGGTGGGCAGGGCAAAACTTAAAGGTGTCTCACGGGAGTTGGCGATGAACTGCGCCCCACTGTCATACAATAACAAGTCAAAAACTTTGAAGGTTGCTCTAAGTGAGGATCTTTTTCACTTGGTTAAGGAAAGTCGCCTTAATCAGATAAAAAATAAAATTGGAGCTTTGTTGGGTGAGGGCATCTGTACCATTCAGGTACAGACTTATAGCACTAAAAATCTTACTGCGGACGATAAGCATTTATATAGTAATCCCATATACCTCATAAAAGAATCAGTAAAGGCAGATGCAGATGTAAAACCGATGGTGTATGCCCATGTCGGGCAATCAAATAACTAAATTAGGAGATTTAATTATGGACATGAAAGACAACACGATAATGCTGTTTGTAAATAATAAGGAAGGTAATGAGAAGCGTCCAGACTTTTCTGGTAAGGCGTTGTGGAAAGGCGAAGAGATTTCTGTTTCCATCTGGAAGAATGTCTCTAAGGCTGGCAATAACTATTTGTCGGGCCAGTTGCAGCCACCCTACAACGGTGGTGGGGCGGATAGTTCATCCGCTGGCGTATCGGATGACGTTCCTTTCTGATGTTGATTGAGTACGCCAAGGGGCCGTCTGTCGAGCTAGCTTTTGACAAGCGGTTACATTCATACAAAGCTGATGACGTTATAGTCCCCAGTGCCACTCAGGTGCTGGGGATTATATCTAAACCCGCTCTTGTACCGTGGGCCTTGAAGATGGGTGCAACCTGGCTGGAGCGCAACATGTTCTACGATGACACCAGCTCATCAGAGGGTCAGGGGGTGTTCCACACCAAGGGCATGGGCCTTGATGCTTTGATTAAGGGTGTGAAGGCGGCGTACAAAACCAAGTCTGGTGATGCTTTAAACATAGGCACCCTGACCCATGAGTGGCTTGAGAAAGCTATCAAGTGGAAGCTGGGGGAGGGGGAGGCACCAGACAACCCAACCAATGAAGGAGTCATCAATGCTGTGGATGCCTTTCGGGAGTGGGTTAAAGAGAACGATGTTAAGTGGATATCTTCTGAAGAGAAGCTATACAATCGTGGTTACAAGTATGCTGGAACAGTGGACGCTATCGCTGAAATCAATGGAGACTATTGCGTTATAGATTGGAAGACATCAAGGGCAATATATCCAGAGTATTATCTACAGGTAGCGGCCTACGCGAAAGCGGTAGAGGAGATGAAGGGTCGCCCTGTTGATGCAACTTACATTTTACGGTGCGACAAGACTACTGGAATGTTTGAGGCTGCCAGGTCAGCAGAACCAGAGTTGAGTGAGAACTTCAAGGCTTTCTTGGCTGCGAAACTTTTGTTTCATAGGATGAAGGAGTTGAAATGAGCGAGGTTAGTTTTGGTCAGATGTTGTTGTTCCACTTCGGGTCATCCATCACCCTGGCTAGGGAGATGTCGGCTGGAAGATTGGGCAATGTAGACATTAAGTCTATAGGGGATATGCTGTTGGAGAGTGCGTACAATTCTGACAGCGTTATCGAACAGAAACTTTGGGAAACTTTAAAGGAGTTAATTAATGAAAAGATGGATTTACCGATTGCGGAGGTGTGTTATTTTAATCCTTCGACGGTTGAGTGCGGTGATTCGGAGGATGAGAAAGAGCCAGCATAGCTCTATCGGGCCTGAATCTTATCTACGCAGATGATGAACACAAAAAGGTGTTGTGGTTACAAGAAGCATTGGGAATGTGAGGATGAGTACCCAGATCACATGGTTCCTGTTGAGGAGTTTGGCGTTGATAACAGAAGCGGTGATGGCCTGATTAGCTATTGCAGAAGATGTCATAAAGTTAGCGACAACATAAGCAACCAAAAACAGGAGCGCCACCCAATCACGGGTAAGCGTAAGTCTGCCTGGAAACACAGATTTGCTAAGTCTCTTGGGGGCATTCAAGGAACAATAGGATGGCAATACCTATTGAATAAAGCGGAAAAGGAATGGGTAAAAGAAGTTACTGAAATTAGCGACAAGGATGTAACCACAGCCCCCAGACACAAGTCTGAGTTTGGTCAGTCAACACCAATGACCAAGCGTGAGACAACTGTAGTGGAGGGTGAGCAAGTTCCAGAGGGGTGGGTTTATGTTGTGTATAATCCAGACGTACCCTCTGTTCTAAAGATAGGCAAGACATTCCCAGATGGGATACCGTCTATCATGTCGAGCGCGAGAAGGTTTGGCAGGGCAGAGTTAGCTGACAAGTTCTGGTTTGATGAGGCTTACAAGGCTGAACAGGCAATCCACACGGTGTTAAGCGATTGCAATCTCAGGGCTTTGGGTTATTCTGATTGCGGTGTAGAGCTTTTTAAATGCAACCTTGATGATGTTAAGGGAGCTATAGAAATTGAAGCGAATAATATTAAATAGCGCGGAGCAGATTGTTTGTAAGTCATTAGCTCTAATGCGGTATGAGATAGCTAGGGAAGCAACCGTCGTGGCAAACAGATGAAGATGGCATAGGTGGGGAAATAGCAGCCAGCCGCTTATTGAACGTGTACCCAAACCTTGTTCTAAAGCCTGATGCGGGGTGGGATATACTGTACCAAGGAACGAAGATAGATGTTAAAACAACGAGATACATAAATGGTAGACTTCTCGCTAAATTAAACTCTAGGGATGAGGAGGTAGATGCTTATTTACTTGTGACTGGCACGTTCCCAGAATACAATGTTATTGGCTACGCTTCGAGGGATTCCTTGCTATCTCCCGAAAACATAATAGACTTGGGTCATGGTAAGGGGTATGGATTAAGTCAAGAACAGCTAACCCCTGTAGAGGAGTTAGTAAAAAATGGATTGTGATTTAGATAGCGTTGATGCTTACTTGATAAGCCAGTGCGAGGCTGCGGAGTATTGTGTGGTCAATGAGGTTCTTAATGGTACTGAGTACATCATTAGAATCGGAGATAGGATCTATGTTATGATCGTTCCTGAAGATGCTAAACCCAAGTAAGGAGCAACAGGAAGAGTGGGAGAAGCAGAAGATGCTTTGCAATGCGCGGTACTGCTGGAGGAATAGACACCGATATTGCCCAACGGGTGGAACGTGGGGGCAGAAATTTGAAGAGTGGTACAAGATGTCACTTGACGAATATGCTTATCACAAACGAATGGAGAAGCTCAATGCAAGTAAAATGGGATAACTGCGGGTTTGGTAAGGTGGGGTATGGAGATTATTGGAGAGCGGAGAAGATGGGCAAGCGTGAAGGGGCTAAGTTTGGATACCTGTTAGCTAATTCAGACCATACTTATTTGTCCGTCAACCCTGGACCCTTCGAGTCCCCAGAGCATCGAGACAAAGCTATAGTTGAGGACGTGGAGAAAAGAGAATGCAAAACAAACGGGAGGAAATAGCATGGACGCTCTTAGCTTGGTGTTGCTTGGTCTTGCTCTGTTCATATTTATAGGCTAGAAGTAGGTTACTTCTATTACGCAGCCCTTTGGGAACGCTGTTATCCCATAGGGTACTGGCTTGTCTGTAGACTTTCCTTCCCAATCTTCGTAGTCTAGCGTGTTAG